ACTTCGAAATCATCGAAGATCACCCCTTTCGAGAAGTCGCAATCACGAAGTTGATCACGATGGCTGACCACAGTAGCCAGTGGGAGTAGCGATCTGGCCCACTGCGTTTTGCCCAGACCGGTGTCTCCATTGATGAATAGGCACTGCCAATTCTCGATGATCACTGGAGCGTGCGGAAATTTATCAGGCATACGCGCAGGCGCTTGAACCTGAGTCGAAATATTCCGGATCTTGACCAATGCACGGTGAATTTGTTCGTACTTCGTACAAACATCATACGCGGCATTCTTTTCCAGCCAGTCCATGGCTGTCGATACGTCCTTCGTTCTCGCTAGCTTGAACGCTTCAGTAAAGACTTCGTCTCTCTTCCGCTTCCGGCCGTTCTTGGGTTCCTCTCCTACGATGTAGGGGGTAGGATCCTCCTTCTTGCAGTACTCCCAGTGATTGTAAAACCACTGTTCATACGTCGATCCTTCAGATCGCTTCCACACTTTGATGTTCGGGTGCTCCGCTCCAATGTCAAAGTATGACGTCCTCACGTCTTTCGCCGTCTCGTACTCTATGGCCACATGCCAATGGATGTTGCCGTCTTGATGGTGCTCCCGCCCTACGATCGCCCGCTTAAGTCTCTGCTGCTGCGAGACAAACCGGGTGACCGCATCTCGGGCTAGGGCACTTTGAGAGTACGTCAGAAAGAAGGCGTTCGCCTTCAGTCTTCCAGGTCTCTCCACGACAGGACGAATTCGTCCGACGAGTTCAGGTAGTTCTTCAATTGGCGATGATACTGGAGGAGCAGATTGTACTGTTCCGATGATTGGCGCCAATTCGTTCCACCCAAACGCCTCAATCTCATCCCATTCCAGTGGTCCTGGGGAAAGGGTATCCATTTTTTCGTGTTTGGTGGCATACTGAATCCTTCTAATGGCCAATCAAATATTTCTATTTTCTAGACCATCCGCCGGCGGATTTCCTTCGGATACTTCGGAAGTTTCTAACCCCCAGGGGGGTGAGCCTAAACATCCGGGGGGTTAGCCTACGAAGCGAACACGCGAACGGTAGGCCAAGGCCACATCCGCCGCGTTGCTTCCGATGGCGATCACATGCAGGGAGTTGTCCTGGATGTTCGCAACCGACGCCGTGGTCCCAGAGTGCGTACACACCAGGTTGTTGAGCGGAACGTTCCACTCAAATGTCTTGTTCGCACCGCCAAAGGCGGTTGCGACTCCAGACTGGCTGTTCAGCGTGTACAGCTGATCGCGCAGCACACGGAACCGCTTTGCATACTGCAGATTGCGGAACGTAATCGTCGAGCTCGCACTGACAATCACATCTTCCGCATTCAGTTGCGCGCCGTTTGTCTGCGTGTCCAACACGAGAAGTAGGCGCACAAAGGTTGAAGGGGCCGTGCTGCTCGAATCCTTCGTAAGCAGTCCCTTCACGTGTACAGATCGCAAGCGACACACACGTCCATCGCGCTCGGATTCGCCGTCTCCTTGAGCGATGGCATTCAGCGCCAGGACTGTCGCTGGGTCGCACTCGGAGCCAGTCACTGACACTCCGAGGTCGCCCGAGAAGTTGAGATCGACAAACTTGTTTTCGATCCCGAGGAACCCTCCGGTCCGCATGTTCATGCTTGCGCGTCGACGACGGCGGACCGGGGCAGGCGCTCCTACAATTGCCGCCAACTTCGTCAGTGCGGCATCACGGCGCGCACGTTTCGCGGCCGGAGTGGCTGAGTCACTACGTCCACGCTTCGGCATTTAGCACTTCGTGCAAATTCTTACACACTGCCCTCATATTTCTTCCGAATAGAGGGGTGTAGGGAGGAGCAGGGGCAGGGGGGTAGGGTCGGGGGATCGTGGGTTCTGAATCTTAATAGAACCCACTACCCACCACGGAATATGAAAGAATATATAGACGTTGTTCACATCTATATGATGGTGGGCGGCCTACCCCCTACTTCCGGGGTCTGTGTCCACTTCGGTGGAAACAAACCAACCGGCTCCTCTAGTTTGAGAAGAGATGAGTTACAGGGGATGCGAATCACCCTGTTCTACTCGGGGTCCGCTTTTGCCGGCTGACCCCCTTATGCCCCGGAACATTTCCTGGCCCCTCTGGTCGAGGGCCAGGAAATGATTCCTTGGTCGTCAGGGGGCTGCCGCCGGCGATACTCAGTTTGAGTAGAGAGGGAACAGGGGATTCGTAGTCGATCCCATGTTGGATTAGAACAACGATGTTGTTATATTCACGACGTGAACACGACGCTCGCAAGCTGCTTGTTGTTCCATGGTGGCATCCTTCGAAAGCCACCGATACAAAGATCCGTTGTACGTGAAGATCTTCCGCGTGTGCGCTGGAATGATCACGTGCCCATGCTTGACGTCCAACCCGCGGGGTTCGTCCCAGTCAAGCAGATGGATCACTGCTGTTGGGGGCCAGTGGCTCACTTCGAAATCATCGAAGATCACCCCTTTCGAGAAGTCGCAATCACGAAGTTGAT